TCAGGTCCATGAGCGCTGCGACATCATCGGCCATCGTGTCAAACTGAACGGTCGATAACTTAACAGTCGATGATCGTCCCTGACCGCGCATATCGGCATAATAATTTGATACTGATCACTTAAGTCATCCAGGCCTAACCGCAAATAGGCATGATCAAACCCGTAGCCTCCACTTAAGGCAATCAGTACCGGTTTCGGTTTTAAATCGGGATCAGGAGCATCAAGCCCAGACCCGACCACATCAAAATAAAGAGAAACATCTTTAATCTGGGCGAACATGTCTACCTCTTTTCATTGTGTAAGAGGGATAATAAGTAAGGGAGATGAATTAGCTGAACAAAGTGAGCGGTCAGGTTCGAAGGAGCGAGGTTCCTGGGAAACCACCAAAGGAAAGCGGGTTATCCTGACCGAACCGAAGTTTGCACCCTGTCAGGTTTCCTGAACAGACATCCAGGCTCGGATCGTCGACGGGATTATTGAATTTATCGAAGTAGTTAGTTCCGGCGTAATCACATCCGTCCCCTGAACGGTATTTGCCACGAATGCACCAGGTACACATCGCATGAAGTTGACGGGTCGGGATTTGCAGTCCCTGGAGATCCATCGGACTCGACAAGGTAAATTCGACCTGAATTTTGGTTTCGCTCGATTTACTGTCGATATAAAAAACGCGAAGTTTTTCCTGAGTCGGATCAGCATTCAGATTCCCGCCTTCGAAATTTTCCTCATCAAGATATTGCGCAAGCGTGTCATGAATTGACACTTTCGCCTGAAGCATGTCCTCAAACTGAAGGCAAAGCGCGGTAATAGACCCGTTCAGGTTCGCCACGGTCAGACGCGGACTCGGTGCGCTGCCTGTCGTCGACATTTCCAGCCCGTCTATTTTGCATGGCCAGGCGGCGTATTCTTCCCCTTGCCAGAATATCGATTTAGCGGGAAGTTGAGATTCATCCCCGTTCGCCGCCAGAATTTCCGCTTCGGTATGGGGAATATTATGGGAATGAAAACGTAGCACTTCATCAACGCCGAAGGCTGAACCGTCAACCTCATAGAGCCGGATTTCGCTACCCGGTTCCAGTTTCTGATAATCACTGGTTAAACTCATGGTGCAAACGCCTGAGTAAAGGTGGCGGTCATTTCAAACATGGCCGCACCGAGTGCCGTTGGATTATAGGAAGAACAGCGATATAAACCTAAGGGTTCGCCTGGTGGCTCCCAGGCAAAGGATTTATAGCCCTGGTGGTCATCAAGAAAGGTTTTAATTTCATCAATAAAATCTTCAGTGCCGGTGAAAGTCAGGTTCCAGTTCTGACTTCGGTTATTAATGCCGTTTCCGGCCACCTGCATATAACCATCACCGAACTGAATGGACCGAACATTAAACGTCATGTCGCCCGATGCGTTAATCCTCGCGCACCAGGTAAAAGTGTCGATGGCCATTGTTCACCTTTTAACGCTTGCCGCGAACAACCCGCCCAATATCGCCGTCATCGCGTAAATCGCGCGCGAGATTGCGTTTATAGCGTTCATCCACGAAGCGTCCGATCTCATTGCCGAACTGACGCCAGTCGGCGCTGTTGGTGGTAGAAGAGGATCCTGAATCGGAAATGCTGATATTGACCTGAACGCCTCCAGACGGGGCGTTGCTGCCGGTATTGAGACCGCTGGCTTTGACACCCAGCGATCCGTCTGATGCGCGTTGAAGAGGAATGATGGCTTCGGGACCGTCTTCGCCCATGAGGCCCGCACCACTCGCAAACCTGAACGCCGTGGGCGTACTGACGATAGAATTACTGAAGGCACTTAACCCACTGGCATAAATGCCGCCTTTCGCGTTTGCGGTCGCCCCGCCGCCGAAAAAGTTTGAGATACCGGAAAACACCGATCCGAATAATCCACTCGACCCGCTGAAGAGATTGGACGCCGCCGCCTGAACCGCGACTTTTTCAATCATCTGAAGGACCGAAATACTCCATTGTTTCCAGCTGACCGTGTTGCCTTCCAGCGCTGAATTCACATTATCCAGGGCTGAACTCATGGCTGTACTGACATCATCTTCAACGGTAGAGGATATATCGCTGGTGGAATCCACCCAGTTCTGAAATCCGGTTTTCGCGCCGTTCAGCCAATCAGACTGAAGGGCATCGATTTTTTTATAATAATCCTGTTGATCGGTGATACGTGTCTGAAGGGCTTTAGAGAGCGCGGCGGTTTCGCGGTTATAGACATCGGGATCAATATCCCCTCGCGTTCGTTGATTGTTCAGCGCTTGTTGTTGCTGAAGAAAATCATTACGAATGTTGATAATGTCCTGAAGACGTTGCTTTTCCTGATCGCCCAGTCCGAAACCTGACGCATTAACATTATTCGATGCCGCTGCGTTGGCGTTCTGGTTCTGAAGGTTGGTGATGTATTGCTGAACCGACAGATTGTCCTGATTCGCTTTTTTCACCTGATTCAGCCGATCAACCTCCGAGGCCAAATCACGAAGACGGGTTTTCTGTTGGGCGTTCAGGTTTTTAAGATTGCCACTCTGAAGATCAAAATTCAGTTTCTGAAGTTGCGTCACCTGTGCGCCGCGTTGCGCGCTGGTGTTAATGGTGGCAATCATTTGCTGAAATTTGAGCGTAGCGCTACTGTAAGCGCTGGCCAGCTGCTTCGCGGCCTGATTTGCCTGGTTAGTCTGACCGGGTTTCAGTCCATAAGCGTCGGAACTGAGCGTCGCCTGTCCCGTTGGCAATGAGATACGACCCAGACCAAGACTATTTGCGCCGGATTGCTGTTGCGCGTTATAGCCAACATACCCACCCGCTTTAAAGCGATCTCCGACCTGAGAAACGAGCGTGGCGAACTGAGCGGCGCGGGAAGCAATGATGCCAAAGTCAGCGACAAGATTTGCCACCTCGCCGACCAGTTTCGTTAATCCCTGCAAGACTTTAGGATCGGTGAAAACCTCGCGTAATCGGTCCAGGCCTTTCTGAAGGGGTGACAAATCAACCTGCGCGAGTCCGGTTGCTATTTGGGTTTTTAGCCCTTCAACCTGACCTTCCAGATCTTTAAAAAAGTTTGAAACCTTAACCAGTCCCTGAATCTGATCGTCAGAAGGTGCAATCCCATAATCTTTCGCCTGGTCTTTGAAGATGTTCAGTTGCTTGTTGTTATCTTCAAGCAAGGGAAGTAAACGTGAACCGTCATTCACCAGACTTTCAAGAATATTTGTTTTGCCAGCGGTCGAAATGCTCGACTTATTCAGTGCATCGCCGATCTGAGTCAGGATTTTATCAGGGGATAATTTTTGAAGCTTAACAGCCGAAAGACCGAGCGTGTCCAGTGCCTGAGCGGCATCACCAGACTGATTGAGCACCGCATCCCCGATTTTATCGTTGATGTCTTTGAAAATATCTGAAATCTGATCGCCTGCGATGCCTGCCCGCGACGCAGCATATTGCCATTGAAGAAGAGTCTGAGTGGAGATCCCGAGCGATTTCGCCCATTTGTCTGTCTCTGAGACCTGATCGGCGGTGTTCTTTACCAATGAAAGCGTCGCGCTTCCGATGCCCGCTGCGGCACTTCCTGCGGCAACCGCGACCCCTGCTAACGCTGCGCCAACTTCCAACGCGGCGGCTTTGGTATTTCGACGCCAGCGGTCTGACGCCCTTTCAGCCTGATTCAGTCCTGTTACAAAGCCGCCGACTTTGGCGATCAGGTCTATCGTGAGTGTTCCGAGTGATCGCGCTGCCATATTCACTCCATAAAAAAACCCGCCGAAGCGGGTTTGTTTTTATAAATAGGATCGGAGACACAACTTTAGCTCTAAAATGTAATCCTCCCACATGTCCTCTGTCATCTTCGAATATAACTCCGATATTTCATGATAGTTATCGTCAAAAAGTTGATAGGGGTTTTTATTCGGGTCTTTATGAATGAACTCAAGCGCCTGAAGTAATATCGCTTCATAATTAAGACGAGGCCCATTTGTTGTCCAGTCCATAACAGGAGGGCGTGGGTTGCGCAATAAACGTGCGCGATCTATATGGTCATAACGTTGATAGTGACGATGATTAATTAAATAACAGCCTATCAACATCGACATGAATGCGACAAAACAAGTGATATAAGAACGATGAAACCCGGTGAAATAATTATTGCTTGACAAAAAGTGGTGAATTGTTAGCAGTGTGACAAAACATCCGATAAATAAAAGGAAGTATCCTTTATAAGTATAACGTTTCATATGACCTCTTTATTATAAAAGAACAACAAAGAGATTTTAATAAATACCCTTTATGAGACTTATCAAAAAGAGCGGACTGGATTAATGCCAGGTATTCATCGCATCTTTGAGGGTAATGGGCGTGTCATCCTCTCGATCAGGTTCGGTGAAATGCTGGGTGAAATCCGTCGGCTGAAATGCTGGTGTTTTGCTGTCGCGGTTCGCATTGGCCACCACACTCGAAATCACACCACTGGCCCATTCTGTCCGAAGTCCGCCGTTGAGCGAACCATACTTGTTCCGGTAAAGCGCCCAGAGTTTGAACTCGGGTAAAGAAAGGGTTTCCTTCGCCTGCGCGATGGTAGGACCGCCAATCCCGTTCAGGACTAACTCACACCAGAATTCGTCTTCTTCGGTGAGCTGATAGCCTTTCCCAGATCGTTTACATCCTGAATGGCAAGAAGCAGCGCAACAGTCAGCGCACCATCAAGCGGACCACGATCAGGATCGGCCTCGCCAGTAATATCACCAATCGTGAAAACGGGTTTTCCTTCTTCATCACAGACAGATGCGGCAATACGTCCGGCGATGCCATCAATTTTTCCGACCGTGGCCATGATGTCAGACGTTGCCGTTTGATATCCCATCGGGCGAATAAATACCGTGGCTTTAAAGGTGTTTTCGCCCTGTTGCCATTCGATCTCACGCTCAACAGGACGCCCCGTAAAAGCACCGAGATTTTTCAGGTTTTCGATGGTGAGTTTCATTTTTGTCCCATAAAAAAACCCGCCGAAGCGGGTTATGTTCAGGTAAGTGACTCAGGCTGAATAGGTCACATTCGTTTCATCTTTGAGACTGAAGCGGAACTGTTGACCAGGATTCTGAAAATAATCGACTTCAATGATGACCGATTTATGCTTACTAACCTCATTCAGAAACCGCTTTCCGTCTGTCATGACCATCACGTTATTCGGATTGCCGTTGAGCATTTCAAGATGAAAACGCTCAACCTTGCCCCCATCGAAACTTGCGAGAGCATCACAGCCATAAATGCCACAATCAAATTGTCCGTCAGTGGTGGTCAACAATACCGCCATGACAGGCGCATGACCTTTCAGCGTCTTTTTGTTTTTGATGGGCTTACTGATTGTTTCAATGTTCAGCCACGCACCTTTAATATAAGGAAAATCAAAAATATGCTTGTTCAGTGAATGATTAGCGCCAAATTCTTTAGTCTGTTGACGAAGCGCATCCGTTTCAAAGTGATAAAACCAGTGTTGATGATGATCCACCGACTTCTGAACCTGTGTTAAAGGTAAGGTTGTCGACAGATCACCGATTTTTTCCACCAGCGATGTGTGTGAATCAGGTGTGACATGATGAGGAACAACAGGATTCGCCTCAACATACCATTGAAAGCCAATCACCACCGCCGCAACCAATAAACACCCTTTCAAACGCAAGCCTTTCATTTCTGTGTCCTCTTCAATACCATTGAGACAATGATACATTGTAGATACATCAGAAATGTAACGCTTTGTGCTTATGACCCGGCTTCGTCTTCTTTTGGCACCCAAATCCCCGCACCGGAACGCTGGATTGTGCCGGTAGACTGAACGACGGTGTTCGCCTGGAAATCAAACGGAAAATCTGAAACGTATCCTTTAAACACATACCAGGTTCGGTCAGAGGGAAGCAGTAATCCGTCAACCGCTGCATCTGAATCTGATTCATCAATCGTGGGTTCGGATTCGCCGTCACTCCAGCCAATCGCAAACACCAGATCCGAGGTATCCGCCGCTTCAGCCAGATTACTCAGCAAGAGGTGACTGGCGTTGTTAGGGTCTGCGTTAAGGGTCAACGATGCCTGGGCGGGTGTACGCAATCCTTTTTTATAGGTACGCGTACTTTTCTCACTCAAACAGGTATCTTCAATCTGATCGGCGGGCGCTGATCCGGGATTGAAAGAGGTAATACATTCGATTTCGCCGACAGTCTTATTGTCGTACACGTAGAGCTGAGTACCTTGTGTTAAAACAGACATAGTTTCTCCAGACGAAAAAAAACCGCCTCAGGCGGTTGGGATCAGACGCATTAACGTAGAACCATCCAGTCGGCATCGAATGAATAACGATAACTTTTCGTGTCGTCATCCAATGTCTGAACGCCCCAGCGTGTAATGTAGGAATGCGGTTCGATGGCATCACGAATCGCCTTAGCGACTGACGTCGCTTCGTTGAAACTCAGTGAGAACACATCAATTTGAAGAGACCAGGTGTCCACATCCGGCAACGTGCCGAGATACATTTCAGGGGAACCGGCATAATTCTGAACGGTAGCGTAAGGGTAAGTTGCTTTTTCGGGTTTGGAATAAAACATGTACATGCGGAGAATTTTCGGCCCGAGAAACGACATCACCTCAGGGCTTTTCTGACACACTTCAAAAATCGGCGCGTTCATGATGGCTGGCTTCGTTTGCTCGCTCGTCGGATCGCCATGTCGAGCGATTTCTCATATTCACTGGTAAAGGTGTAAAGCACTTCATTCAAACTGGAATCCATCGCGGGACGCATAAAGGGTCTGGCGGCCATTTTTTCCGTCCCGAATTCCAGTAAACGCCAGTGAGGGGTAGGCGCGTTTTTACCAAAATCTGGATGTGTCTCAAGCACCGCGCCATGAAGCACACCAATTCGAAAGGCAATATTCCCGTTTTGCTTGAATTCACGTCCATTCCAGCGAAGTGCGATATTATCTTTAATGCTTCGGGGAGTATGGGGATCATCAAGAGGGGCGACGTTTTCTTTCGCTTTGTTTACGATGATCATTCCGGCTTTCCTGAGCGCTGCCCTGCCCCCGCGCCGTCGGACATCATTGCTTACCTCATACAATTTCCCGATCAGGGAATCGACACCGATAATTGAGAAATTGAGTCCATCAGCCATTATTCACACCTTGTGTACAGGGCAAGGTAATGTAATCCAGCCCGGACCAGAGATCGGGGAGAATAGCGGCGATATTATAAATATCGCCCCGAAATAAAATCCGCCAGTCACTGTTGATATCATTACGATAACGAAGCGTGATCCGAACAGTAATTTCAGACTGAATCGCATTTGCCGCAATAAATTCTCGTCCAGATAAAGGCGCGACCTCAGCCCATACTGACGCCTGAGTTTGCCAGATAAGGGTAATTTCACCCGTCACTGGATCCTGAATTTCTTCATGACTCTGAAGTTCAACCCAGTGTTTTAAAATCCCCGCTCTCATAAACTACCCTCGCGGCTTGCCGCTCAGATAAGTTTGAGCGACGTTATCGGATTCATCTTCGATAAATTCGGTATAAATAATGCCGATTAGCCCGTTAACAGCATCACAGAGGCGATTCATTGCTTCCGTCTGGTTTATCAGCGCTTGAATGAGGGCGTTTTCTGAATGCTCGTTCATAGGCTAATCGGGCCATTTTCTTGATCCAGGCACGGCGCGCCGCACAACCAGAACAGGCCATGACCGCTCCTTAAAGAATGGTTGGTTTGCGAAGGGAATAAATCAGGCTGGTTACGGTAAAGGGAAGATAACCTTGATGATAGGTGGTTTCTTCTTCCCCGTTTCGAACACGGTCAAAGATGCCGACCAGTAACAGCGTCGCCATTTTGACCCGATCCAGTTCGTTCGTTCCTTCAATCACTGCGCCATTATCATCCACCAGAACATCGCGCGAGGACTGGATATAATCGAGAATGGACGCGCTGGCGGAATAGATTTTTTGCTGAAGTTCAGCATCACCCGCGTTCGTATCAATGCGAAGATGGGCTTTCGCCTCCTCCAGCGTAACGAAGGCAATCATTCACGGTTCCTCCCGTCCCTGCCACGTTTTACCGCCAGACGCCAGCCGGTTGAACCTACATCGTTCGGACGGTCCGTGGTTTCCGCGTAGCAATGCCAGATTGACCCCGCAAACGTCACACAGTCGCCAGGTAAATAGGTCTGGCCAGCCTGATAGACATCGCGGTAAATCATCACAGGAATGGTGAAATCGCGCGTTTCAGTTTGTCCGTTCGATTTGCTTAAGCTGACGGTAAACTGACGGTCTCCTTTCAGAGAAATATCGATATCACTAAGACCGTTTACGACGCATTCAAACCCACTCATGCCAGCGGTTTTTTGATAAGCGCGCCATAAGCCCCCGTTGTGAATGGCGTAGGTTCCGCGTGGGTAACTTTTATTGACATCGATTTCAGGCATGACCTCAATCTGAAGCCCGTCTTTACCGTCTTCACCTTTGCCCGGATCCGGTAACTGAATCTGACTCACCGCCATTTTCACCGCCTCTGAAATCATTTTTTCAAAGTCTGGAAGAATGACAGGTTCGGGTTCAGGAAACTGAATTCCTGCTACGGCTCCCGCGACCAACGCCATGATATCGGGTAAGGGTTCAGGTTCCTTCGGTTCAGGAAGTTTAATCGCGGAAACCGCCTCTTTAACCATCTTTTCAATATCCGGTAAGGGTTCGGGTTCAGGCATTGGATATTCAGACAGCGCACGTTCAAGCAATCGCGGAATATCCGGTAAAGGTTCAGGATCTTTCGGTTTCGGTAATTCAATCGAATCAACGGCGGCTTTCACCAGGCTGTCGATATCAGGTAACGGTTCAGGTTTCGGTAATTCAATCGCGTTAATCGCCTCTAAAACCTTCTCTGTAATGAGTAAAGGAATATCAGGAAGCGGTTCAGGTTGCGGGATTGAAATGCCTGAAATCGCCTTTTGAACGAGTCCATCAATATCGGGTAAGGGTTCAGGGTGAGGAATGGGAATCGCCTTCACTGCTTCTTCCACCAGCGATTTCACGTCAGGAACAGGAATATCGATGGCTTCAATCGCATCCGAAATCATCGCTGGAATGTCGGGTAACGATTCCGGTTTGGGCAAAGGAATTTTCGCGATTTCCGCTTTCACCATTGCGTCGATATCTGGCAAGGTCTCAGGCTTTGGTAGGTCAATTTCAGCGACGGCCATTTTCACCATTTCGTCGATGTTGGGAAGCGGCTCAGGTTGCGGTAATTCAATGTTCTCAATCGCCCTTTTCACCATCTCTTTAATATCAGGTAACGGTTCGGGTTTGGGTAACACAATTCCGGCAACGGCGTTGTTGACCATTTCCTGAATGTCGGGAAGCGGTTCAGGAATGGGTAACGGAATAGCTTCAACAGCCGTTTTGACCAGTTGATTGATATCAGGCAACCGTTCAGGCTGAGGCAATTCAATAGCGGCAACCGCGCGCGTCACCAAGTCCTGAATATCGGGTAAAGGTTCGGGTTCTGGGAAAGGGATGGCCAACACGGCATCCGAAACCATCTTGTGAATATCAGGCAGTTCCGGCGCTTTGGGTAACTCGATCCGATCAACCGCGATTTGTACCATTGCATTGATATCCGGCAACGGAGCAGGCTCGGGAAGCGGAATATCTGCGATAGCCTCCTTCACCATTTTCACGATATCAGGAAGCGGCTCAGGTTGAGGAAGACGAATCTCACCCACGGCTTTTTCGACCAACGCTTTCACATCGGGCAACGGTTCAGGCTCAGGCAAAATTAATCGCGCAATCACTTCATCGATGATGTCGTTGATATCAGGCGGGATCACCGGTTCCGGTTCGGGGATCTCGATGTCATCGACCGCTTTATTCACTAGCTCAGTGATTGCCTGAGGCGTCAGATCCCCTTCGCGGGCTTTCTCAACGGCATTCCTGACCATATCATCAATATCAGGAAGGGGTTCAGGCTCTGGCAGATGAATTTCACTCATTACCCGTTTGACGATTGCCGCTATATCAGGCGCTGGCGGAGGGTCAGGCAATTCAATTTGTGCATAAACCATTGACGCAATCGCGGCTTCATCAATGTCATTTTGTTCGACCAGTGACAGCCTTTCCGTCATTGAAGCGAGGATTTCCTTCAGTTCAGAAACTTCATCCGCGAGTTTGGCTTTCTCCTCTAGCTCTTCACGAAGTTTTTCATCCTGCAATTCTATGAGGTGGTCTTTATGAGAAAGTTGAGTATCGAATTCCACGCGAAGGATTTTTTGAACGTCATCAAATTTCCGTTCAATATTTTGCCGAATCACTTCGGCGAAGGTCTGATCACGTTGCGATAACATAAATAATTCCGTGAAAAGAGGTTTATGATTCAGGCGATCATTAAGTTGCCTGATTTCATCATCAGAAAGGGGTTGATTGGGATCGGGTTCATCATCCGTCTGGGTATCAGAACCGTTATCATCATCTGTTGGAGGTGGTTGAGACGGCGAGGATGAACTCCCAGATGAAAAGGGATTATCTTGTGCGTCGCGTTTCGCCAGGGCTTCAAGAGAATAGTTTTGTTGCTGAAGATAAGGCGTATCCCCCCCTTCAACCGGGTCCATGTTTTCTTTAATGCGCGCTTCATTCGGCGCGAGGAACCCGGCACCAATGCCGCCACTGTACGATTTATAACGAGCTGCAGTGTCCATGCGAAGAAGGCGACTATGGTCAAATTCAACACAGGTTTGCGCATCGAGATCGAACGTATCGGCGATCAGTGTTTCGATGGCGGTCATATGCACCTGAAGGCACTGTGCATAATAGGCCTGTTCAAGTGCTTCGATATTGTTATAAGACGGTGACTGACCGGTATCGATTTTATATAACGGAACATGGAAGGTTGAGGCCACCAGCTCATTCGACAAATTCAGTTGTTCGACAAGCTGCGAATCAGTCGCACTTTGGGCAACGGCCACAAACGCCGCGCCATCAGCCAGTAATGCCGTTTTCCCGGCATTCTCGCCCGAATACCCTGCATTCCAGTTATCTTTAATTTCTTTGGCTTTATCGGCATCCACCGATCCGGGAATGGTGATGATCCCGCCAGGACGCCCGCCATTTTTGAACGTATGCGCTGAATTGCGCAACATGGCTTCACCACCGATGGCGGCAAGGCCTGACGCATAGACAGGTGACAATCCACACAGAGGATGAAAAAGTGTGTTAAACCTGTCATGAATGAGTTCGCGGGCCGGGACGAACAATCCACCGGATAACCCGTTCAGTTCATCAGTCAGCACAGAATAGAAAATTTCGCCGTCATCCCCGATGTAAGGAATAACGCGACGTGGATCCAGCACCCTCAGCTGACGAACACGGTCGCCCGCGTCCCGAAGTTTAAGAATATAAGCGTTACCGTGAGACAACTTTGAAATCATCCACAGTTCAAAAAATTGCATTGCCGTCTGATAAAAGTTCGGCTTTATCAACAGTGGACTTAAAACAGGATTATTAACATTGACCCAAACGCCATTTGACTGACGGCGTTTAACGTTGATTGGCATCTTCGCCACATCAGACGAAATTAACGAAATACAGCTGAAAATCGCCGGGTAAGCTAACACGCTATCAAGTCTAATCTCGATGTTTTGTTGCCAGGCTCCGGCGTAAGGCTCTAGTACGCGACTCCACGCGCCAGAATGCAGGCTGTGAAGTGCTTTTTTTTCTTCTTTTGGCTTTCGCCGAAGAAAATTAAACATCGAATAATCCTCTTCGATTAGCGTGTTTTAGGGGGGCGTCCTTTGGCTTTCTTTTCAACTGTCTGAAGAATCTCAACAAAACCGCCTAACTGAAGAATGAGCGCGTGATCGCCGCGAATGAATTTCTTCTCGCCAGCGAAACTGTCATGAGTGGTTTTTAAATAGCGGACTTCGATCATGTTGAATAAGGCGGGGCGAACCCCGCCTTCTCCTTAGCTGCCAGCGGTGACGCTGTAATCCACATCGGTGATGACGGACACAGCCGCATCGCGGCGACGCTGCCAGTTGATCCAGCGTTCGGCACGGACGGCCACGCTGTTTGTCTGGAACATGCTTACCAGTTCAATCGGGGCTGGTGTGATGGAATCGTGGGTCGGCACACTTTGCATTTCGAGCGATGCCTCAGTTGAAATGTCGATAGCCACACCACCATCGTCAGCAAGATAGATGTTCGGGGCATCCACCAGGATCAGCGAATCATCGATGTACTGAGAAACAATCACCGGCAAGCCGTTGAAGGTTCCGCCGAACATGGTCATGTCAGGATATTCACGTTGGCCAAGCGCATTTTTACGCTGAGAAAGCGTCAGTGCCGTGGTTGAGGACATCAGCCAGACAGCGCCGGTTGGCGACAGGTTTGCATCAATGAACACAGAAAGCGCAGCATTGGCATCCTGATCAGGAATACCGGTTGACGCCGAGGAGGCCGCGCCATTGGTGACAGATGCAGGTGATACACCATCAACCGCCGTTTTCGTGGGATCGATAAAGTCACGGTCGAGACGTTCAATCACCGCATCAGCCAGAGATTGACGAACCAGTGAATCAGCGGATGGCGTTGAAAGGCGAATCACTTCATCGGTCAGAACGGCAATCGCCGCGACTTTGGTGAAGCCTAAGGTGATCTGACTGAAATCAAAGCTGGTCAGCGGTTTGGCTTTACCCTCACCTACCCAGTTCGCCGCACCGCCTGACGTCTGTCCCTTAATGCGAACATTGAACGGAATGCGGGTTAAGGCCGGGATACCCGCTGCGCCAAAACGACCGATGATGGTCTGAGGCCGAAGGAAGTCGATAAAGTCAGCGGTATAATCCTGAACTGTTACGAGATTTCCGGCCCAGTTCGGATCGGAGGTGGACCCCGCACTGATTAGATCTTTCATCACAGACTGAAGTTTGATGTCATCGGGATACTGGTGTTTGGCCAGAATCGCCGCTTCCGATTTCACACCTTTGGTCGCTGCCAGCATTTTGCACATACGGGCAAAGCCGATACCCTGATCGAGTTTTTTCTCAACGTGGATAATCGATGGAGCCTGAACATGTTTGGTGGTGGTGACGGTGTCGCCGCCTGCGGCGGGCTGAACGGGTTTTGCCGTCGCGGCTTTCTGGGCCTCCAGATCACGAAGGCGCGCCAGATGGGCATCCAGACTTTTCACTTCGGCGCTAATGTCGTCGTATTTTTCGACCTCTTCTTGATCGAGAGTGCGACCATCATCAAACGCTTTTTGCATGACTTCAGCGCGCTCAGCGTCAAGTGAGGCACGTTTCATTTCAAACGATTTAATTTGCTCCCCAACGTTCATGGGTTTTTCCTTATTTTTAGAAAGAGATTTCGTGATTTGTGCTGAAGCGCCAGCAAAAGAACTGAGGTGAACGACTCGGTGAGTCGGTAATGTTGGAATTACCGGAGGGCCAGACGCGGCACGTAATTCCTGGTCAACAATGGTTTTAATGACGGAAAGCGATCCGTCTGAATTAGCCGGAACGGTAACAACGGACAGTTCGTACCATTCCCATAATGAAAAACGGATGCCGCCATCATCGATAAAGGCGTATTCGATTGGACGAAAGCCGATAGATAAGCCTTTAACTAAACCGAGAAGGATGGATTGCCAGGCTTCATCAAGCCGTGCGGCGAGTTGACTGGGCGCATCGGCTTGAGCAATCTGGGCTTTTATTTCGATCCACTCATCTGTCACCCGCGCGGAGGTGACTTCGCCAATCGGGGATAAATGGTCGTGTTGCCAAAGAAGCGGGATCGGTAATTTAAACTGTGCGCCTTCCGGCATGACCACATCACCATGACGGTCAGGTGTGGGTGTTGTCGCGATACCCGTAATCGTCCGGTTATTCTGATTAATGGCCTTGACTTGCCACAGGCTGACGGCTCTTTGTTGGTCCAT